GTGTGGACCAAGGGCCGTGGAGGGTTCGCTGAGGCTCTGCAGATCGCAGCCGAGCTCACCACGTTGTTTGACCACAGGGAGAACGACATCGAACTGGAGGGCCACCGGTTGTGGTCCGTCAGGTTGGTGGATGCGCGGCCGATGCGTGACCCTGACCCGCTGATCCGACACATCCCGATCAGCTTTGCTTTCCACACTGAACAGCTTCCCCCGCCCTCGTAGGTGGGGGTTTAGACGCCTCCGGCTGATCACCGGAGGAAGGGCCCTCCCAGGGTCCCAGGGTCTGGGAGGGTCCGCCATCCCTGGGACGTCCACACAGCACATCGTGAGTGGAGGTCCACGAAAATGGCTGGCTACTCGGGGTTCGGGACCCGGTTCGAGCGCGGAGACGGCGGCACCCCGGAGACCTTTGACCTGATCGGTGAGGCCACCGACATTTCCGGTCCCGAACAGGAGCGGGACACCATCGAGGTCACCTCCCACCAGTCGCCGGATGGTTTCCGCGAGTGGGTGGGTGGCCTCTCCGACGGTGGTGAGGTCTCGTTCGAGGTCCGCTACGACCCTGCGCTGCACAACGTGCTGCAGGACGACTTCGCTGACCCGCAGCCGCGTAACTACCGGATCGTGCTGCCGGACCCGCCCGGCGGTATCTGGAACTTCCGCGCGTTCATCACCGCCATGGGGATGGCGTTCCCGATGGAGGACGCGATGAGCTGCTCGTTCACGTTCAAGGTCACCGGAAAACCGGAGTTTGAGGAGGCAAGTTAATGGCTCTTCTTGGTCGCGACCAAATTCTCGGTGCCAGCGACTTCGAAACCCGTGACGTGGAATGCCCCGAATGGGGTGGCACGGTGCGGGTGCGGCCGTTGACGGCTGTGCAGCGGTCGCTGATCGAGTCGACGATGTTGGAGGCCAACCAGACCAAACGGTTCGACAAGGTTGGCAGGGTCGCGATCCAGTGCGTTGCCTGGTGTGTGGTCGACGAGCAGGGTGAGCGGGTCTTCACCGAGGCTGATGTGAAGGCACTCGGGGAGAAGAGCTCCGCGCCGATCCTGCGTCTGAGGGACGCGATTTTTGAGCTCAGCGGGATGAGCAAGGGCGCGGTGGAGGAGGAGGTTGAGGATTTCACCGAAACCCCCACCGGCTCTTCCTCTTCCGTCTAGCTGCTCACCTCGGGTACACGGTGCACGAGATGTTGGAGCGCATGCCTGCCCGCGAGTTGACGGCGTGGGCAGCGTATGAGCAGGTGGCAGGCCCGCTCGGTCAGCCTCGCGATGACATTCTCGTGGGGATTTTGGCGGAGCGGATCACCAGCATGCTCCAGAGCGGCAAGAAGCGGCGGCGGTGGCGGGTGGACGACTTCGTTCCCAAGTGGGGGCGGAGGAAACGCACAGCTCAAACCCCGCAGGAGCAGAGGAATCTGCTGCTGGAGTTGACGCGCCGGTTTGGTGGGACGATCCGAAAGCGATAGGGGTGTGACGGGTGGCCACGCTAGAAGAGCTCACGGTCGTGCTGGATGCGGATACGCGGCCGTGGATGCGGGAGCTGGATCGGGCCACCCGCGCTACCCAGCGGGAGTTCACCCGGTTCGCGGAGGTGGCGAGCCGGTCGGGTCGGCGTGGCGGCACGAGTTTTATCACGGGGTTCGCTGAGCAGGCGGCGCGCACACAGCGTGTTGTGCAGCGCAGCGTGGAACGGCCGCTTCAGGAGGCGCAGAAGGTCGCGGCGGCCTCCGGTGGGAGGGCTGGGTCGTCGTTTGTGTCCGGGTTTACCCGCCCGGTGCAGACGATGACGCTCAAAGTTTCCCAGGCGTTGGATCCGACGATGACCGCGACGGTGAAGCGGCTGGGTGAAGGGGGTGCGCAGGCAGGCCAAAAATGGGTGGATGAGGTTGGCCGCACGGTTCGGGATGCTCGGCCGAGGTTCGCGGATGCGGCGGCTCAGGCTGGTGCAGGTCTTTCTTCGGGGCTGCAGCAGGCTGCCCAGAGCGCGTCCCGCCCGTTGAGTGCCCAGCTGGGTGATGCTGGGCGGCGTGGCGGGCAGGGGTTTACGTCTGGGTTGAGCGGTGGGCTTGCGGGGGTGGCGGGCGCGTTTGCGCCTGTCGCGGCGGCCGCGGTGGGGATGAGCAGTGTGGTGGGCGGCGCCGTGTTGAGGGTGGCCGGCGATTTCGATCATGCGATGGCGGCGGTGCGCGCGGTCACCGGTGCGACGGGTGAGGAGTTCGCTCGCCTGGAGTCGCTGGCCAAGGAAATGGGTGCTACCACCATGTTCAGCGCGACTGAGGCCGCGCAGGCCATGGAGTTTTTGGGCATGGCCGGGTGGGACACCACGCAGATCATGGCTGGCCTGCCCGACGTGCTGAACCTCGCTGCGGCAGGTGGCCTTGGTTTGGCTGAGGCTGCGGATATCGCCTCCAACATCATGGCGGGCATGTCGATGGAGGCGTCCGAGGTGGGCAGGGCTGCGGACGCGCTCGCTACGGCGGCAGCTAACGCCAACGTTGACGTCAGGATGTTGGGTGAGACCGCCTCGTATGCGGCCGGTACCGCAGCGTCTGCGGGCTGGTCGATCGAGCAGCTCGCCCTGGCCACCGGCCTGTTCGGCAACGTCGGCATCCAAGGAAGCACGGCCGGCACCGCGCTCAACCACATCCTCAACCAGCTGCAAAACTCCTCCTCCAAAGCCGCTGATCTTTTCGCGCAGCTGGGTATCGAGATCCGGGACTCTTCTGGCGCGGTCCGTGATTTCGATGAGCTGCTGATCGACCTCATGGACTCAGAGGTCACCTCCACCCAGCTCATTGAGGCGTTCGGGCAAGAACACGGGCCCAAGCTCGTCTCAGTGCTGCAGCAGGGTGAGGGCGCGGTCCGCAAGCTCGCCGAGGCGATGGACAACACCTCAGGCGAGGCCGACCGTATGGCGTCCATCCGCATGGATTCGTTTGTTGGTGCTCTGGATCAGGCGAAAAGCGCAGTCGAAGGTTTCTTCATCGCTATCGCCGATCTTGGGATTCTTGACACTGCTAGAGGCATTGTTGACGCCTTCTCTGCGGCTGTAAGCGTGGCCACCACCTGGCTGGAAAAGCACGCAGACACGATCCGGCCTGTCATCAGGTTCGTCAGCCTGCTCGTGGCGAGCATCGCCGCAGTGGTCGGTGCCTTCCTTGCTGCAAAGGCAGCGATCGCTGGGGTTGGCGCTGTTTTTGCTGTCGTCACCTCACCGATTGGGTTGGTGATCGGAGCGATCGGGCTCCTGATCGCTGGCCTGGTCAAGCTGTGGCAGAAGTCTGAGACGTTTCGTGACATCGTCACGGCCGTCTGGGATTACATCGCCGATGCTGTTGGCGCGGTAGTGGACTGGTTTAAGGACACAGTCTGGCCGGTTTTGGTTGAGGGTTGGGAGGAGATCAAGAAGGCCGCTGGTCCGCACATCAAACGCATCGTGGCCTGGTTGAAGACCCTGCGGGACGGCGCTGATTCGCTCGGGGAGCGTTGGGGGTGGCTGTGGGATGCGATCACAGCGCCGATCCGTACTGCTCGCACCATCATCACCACGTGGGCGTCCAACGTGGTTCAGGCGTTTAAGGGCTGGGTGGACGTCATCGCAGGCCTGTTGGAAGGGGACTGGGAGCGCGCCTGGGAAGGCGCGAAAGAAGTCCTTGCTGCGGTGTGGGACACGATGGTGGAGGTCGCGAAGGCCGGGTTGAAGCTGCTGTGGACCTCGTTGAAAACCTGGTTTTGGGAACTGCCGCGCGCGATCGGTGAGTGGCTCGTCGAGGTTGCCCCGGTCATCTGGGACAAGGCGACGAACGAGTGGATTCCCGCGTTCGTTGACTGGGTAGTGGAGATGGGCCGCAAGTTCACCGCGAAGCTGGGCGAGTGGCTGGATGATTTCTCGACGTGGCTGACCGAGGATGTGCCGGATGAGATCGAGAAAAACCTGCCTGAATGGACTGCCGAGTTTGTCAAGTGGGCTGGTGGGCTGTGGGGTGAGGTCCGGCGGAAGCTCACAGAATTTGCTACCAGGTTCGGCAGGTGGATTGTTTCCCAGGCGCAGGCGATGCCTGGGAGGCTCTCAACGTGGAGTGAGAAGGTTCGCCAGTGGGCTGGTGGACTGTGGGGCAGTGTCAAGGGGAAGATCAACGAGTTCGGTACCAGGTTCGCGGGCTGGGCTGAGGGGTTCGCTGAGTCGCTGCCAGCGCGTTTGCAGGGGTGGACGAACCGGATAGTTGAGTGGATTGAGGGGTTCGCCGAGTCGCTGCCGGGTCATCTTGAAAAGTGGACGGACCGGTTTGTTAGGTGGATTGAGGAGTTCGCTGAAAGCCTGCCGGAGCGTCTCGAAACACTGACGCAGAAATTCGTGGACTGGGCGACGGGCGCTCCTGAGGAGACCGCGACCGCGTTCGAAGACGCTGATGGTCCGGGGAAGATCGAAAAGCAGGTTGAAAACGATTGGGCTCCTCGTCTGATTGCTGCGTTTGGTCGCGCGCTGCTGAATTTGGCGCTGGAGATCCCCGGCATGGTGGTGAAGATCGGCTGGGCGCTGCTGAGTAGTTTTGGGCGGATCCTGCTTGATCTGGCTTTGATGGCTGCGGAGAAGTTCCGTCACCTGTTGGGGGTGGCGGCGCGCTTGTGGGAGCAGATCAAGCAAAAGATCATCGAGAAGGCCAGCGAGCTGGTCGACGGGGTCAAGGACAAGATCAACGAGTTGTACGACAACACCGTCGGCAGGGTCAAGGACCTGTACAACGAGGTGGTCGGCAACTCGATTTGGCCGGACATGGTCGACGCGATCATCGGGGAGACCGGGCGCCTGTCTAAGGGTGTGGGCGACAAGTTCTCTGGGATGGGCAAGGGCACCACTGGTGAGACGTCGTCGATGGCGCAGACGGTGACGCGGCAGGTGCAGCAGTTGCGGGCTGCGGTGGTG